ACCCCGTGCAGGCAGATCCGGTCTTGCAGGATCGCGCCGAGGTCCCGGCCCGCGACCGTCCACGACTCTGATATCTCTCCCTCGTCGGTCATCTGCCCCTCGATACTCTCGATGATGCCGACCAGGTGCCGCCCCCGGCGGGGAAGGGAGATGAACCGGCCTTCCCGGAGTTCGTCTGCCCCCGTCGCATACCGAGAGATCACGGCCTGCCAGGACCCCGGACCCCGCCACCGCCGCGTCCACTCGACCGCCTCGTAGGCGTCGATCACAGCCTTGAGCACGAGTGTGCTCCCGGACCGCTCGTAGATCCGCAGCGGTTCCGGCGGGGTGTCCTCAGGTTCGAGCGCCGGCCCGATCTCCATCTGGAAGTATCCAGCCGCCGGGAGTGTGGTGCTGGTCCCGTCCCCCCAGAGCAGCCGGACCTGGACGTTGTAGGTGCCCGGGTGTACAGTATCCTCCGGGCCGAACGCACAGAGTAGCGCCCCGGTTGCAGCGTCCTCGACGGTCATCGGCTGCCGAATTTGCCAGCCGGAGTACCGAGTGTGCGTGGCATACAGCGTCGCCGTCACGCCGGCGAGGGGGAGGGGGTCCGTCCCCCGCGACAGGGTCAATCGGTAGAGTGGCCACGTCCCGGCCTGCTGGATGCTAATGTCAGTCGGCATGTCAGATCAGCGAGTCCTCGATCGTCAGCGAGTAGTAGCCGGTCGGAGGTAGGATCAGGACGGCACCGTTGCCGAACGTCACGATGATCTCGGCCTTGCACCGGTCGCCCTGCAGGTAGTCTCCGACCTCCCGGCTAAACTGGCAGAGGCCGGCGGTCGCGTCGAGGATCTCCAGAGCCTCGTCGATCACGGTTGCCCGGGTGAGTTTGGACTGGGCAACCAACCGGACCTCGGCCCCTGTCAGCACGAGTGGTGTTGTGGGGCTGCCCGGGCGGTAGAGAGTGACCTGATAGATAGGCAGGGTCGAGCCACGTTTGAATCTGACCTCATCGGTCATATCGGGTATACCTCCTCAAACGCCACCGCGACGCCTCCAGAGACGTCCGGCACTGCATACGACCTCCCTGCGAGGTAGCCGCCGGCAGCGGCGATCGCCGCCAACCGGTCCGCGGCGACCAGCGGATCTCGCGTGGCCGCCAGGGTAGCCGCGGCCCCTTCGACCGATACCGGGCGGGACTGGAGGGTGCCGGGGATGGAGAACCGGGACAGCCCGAATCGCCGGGCCCCGGGCACCAGGTACGACGGGGCGGCGACCAGGTACGCCTGCGCGTCCAGCAAGACCTCCAGGGGGGCCTCAACCTCAGCATGCCGGCTTGCGGCAACAAACGACCGGGTGGCGTCAACAGTAGCACTCTCGCCTGCAACCTCGACGGCGCGAGACTGCCGGGTGCCGGGGGTGGCAAACCCCGCGAGGGTGTACCGCCGCATGGCTTACACCCCTGCTGCCATCGCCCATCCGAGGATCTCGCTTTCTGCCGAAGCCAGGTAGGCTCTCCCGGCGTCCGTGAGGACCTGCCGGGATCCCTGCCGTTCCAGGTACGCCGGTGACGGCAGCGCCCACCAGACCACTTTCTCCCGGTATTCATACTCGGGGCGCGTGCCCATCTCGTCCTCGATCTCAACCTGCCGGATATCCCAGCGGCAAAGGATCCTGACGGATCCGTTCTTGACTACGTCGATACCGATCGCTACCGGCTCGACGGTGCTTCTAACCAGTTTGGACATTTGATACCCTTCATTTCTACAGCATAGTCAACAGCGGTACGGATCGCGGGGTTCTCGTAGAGATACGTCCGCGCAAAGTTGTAACAGTCACAATGTTTCAGCCACCCATGATACGCTCCTAACGAGCCCAGGATCTCGTCCGGGCTCATCGTCAAGTAGTTCTGCTCGATCTCATGGACCCGCTTCTTGAGTCGCCGAGCAGAGGATTTACGGAGGATCGTGTGCGTCCGGAACGAACGGTACCCAAGGAAATCTACCCCGCACCGGTCGACCGGAAAGATCGATGTTTTCGGGTTCAACTTGAGCCCGAGCGTGTCGAAGTACTCCTCGATCCGGGGGAGGAGATCCTGCAACCACCCCTTATCGCGATGCAGGATCACGCCATCGTCACAGTACCGAATGTAGTATCGCGCCCGAATTTTCTCCTTTAGCCAATGATCAAACGGCGTCAGGTACAAGTTGCTGAAGTACTGGCTCAAGTAATTCCCGATCGGGACCCCGGCGTTCGGGGTGCTGTAGATCACGTTTCGGAGGATGCCGAGTACTCCCGGATCCTTTACGGTCCGTTGCACGATCTCAAATAACTTGTCCGGCCGAATTGATGGATAGAACTTCGATATGTCAAATTTCAGGCAGTACCGGGTCTGGTCGGCATTCTTCAGGAACCGGCGGAGCCGATACGAGCCGGCGTGCAGCCCCTTCCCCGGGATCGCAGAGAACAGGTCGCGAATGAACAGCCGGCCCCAGATCCGCCGCAGCACCTGCATGATCGCATGGTGCACGACCCTATCGGGGAGATACGGGAGTTTGAAGATCACCCGCTGCTTCGGTTCGTAGACAATTTTCGTCGTGTAAGATGACGTCGTGAACGTCCCGCTGATGAGGGCCTCCTGGAGGTCTAAGAGGTACGGGTCCGGGTCGGCATCAACCATCCGAACAGCCTCGTAGTGCCCCTTCCCCTTACGGGCGTTCAGGTGCGCCAGGCGGAGGTTCTCTATCGAGACAAGCGTCGAGAAGAGGTTGCCCTGGCGTTTCATGCCGACCCCCGCAGCCCTGCCGACAGAGGAGAGCGTTCCGCCGCTCTGCAGGTACTAACACCCCTCTGCGGACCGGTTGTGTTTTTGACCCCAGGATGTTCGGGATTCGGGTCTGTGCGCTGTTCAGGGCCGCCCAGAGGGTAAGGTCTGAGCTCGACGTGGGTGCAATTGTTCCGATTGGAATTCGTCGGACTGTTATTCGCATTCCGGTAGCCGGGTCCTGCATTCAGCGCATTGTTCCAATTGCCCCCTGCATGCAGGATACCCGGGGAGCCCCCACGTTTACGCGCACGAACCAATCTCATTGTACGTTCTTCTCCTCCTTCAAGTTAACGTGAAGTAGCGGTTGATTTTCTTGATCGTTGCGAGGAACGGTAGGTGTTCCTGGTATCGCTCCAACTGCTCGGTAAGGACCTGAGACCCCGTAAAGATCACATGTTTCTCGTCATCTATCTCAAATTGGATGGTGGTGTACAGCCCGTCTTCCTTGAACTGGCTTTTCTGGCCGGCTCTGAATGCAGTGATCAGGATCTCCTTGTTGAGCACATCCTCAACTCCCCACTTTTTACCGTCAAGAGCAGGTTTCTCATTTGAGAACTCTGAAAATTTAGGATGCGTGGGGCAATCCCTCCTCTAATTGGCGGAGCTCGACGCGGGCGCAATAGCT